CAGTACCTATTAAAGTACCAGTACCAGCTGTATTAGGATAAAGATTAACTTGAGCAAAAGTATTAATATTAGGTAAGCCTTTGTTACCAGATACTATAACATATTGTCCATATGCAGCTGCTGTTACATTATTATTTTCTACAATAGTTGTTCTAGGTTTATCAACTTGAATTTTAAGTGGTGAGTTAATAACAGCTCTATAGCCATCTACATATGCAACACCTGGTGTTATATCAAAGTCTAATATACTTTCATCTGAATCATTAGTATCAAAACTAATAGAAAACCTTTTAGCAATATAGTTACCTGACTCTTCACTTGTTCTAAGAGCCATTCTGTCTTCTAATTTATTATAGTCATCAGTACCAGCAACTTGTGTAACAATTGAACCATTAACAACTTTAGCAACATATACAAAGTTTTCGTCGGCTGCAATATTAGCCTGATCTGCTATATTAAGACGAATTCTATATCTATCAGCACCTGGTGCCGATACATTAGGAGTTGCACCAGAATTATCATATAATGCAGGAGAATCATTAACATTAATAATATCTTGAGTTACTTTAAATCCAATAATAGCATCCGGATTAGAGGTATATTTAGATAGAATTATTGACTGTTCTCTTGCATAGACAAAACGATCTATAGCAAAGAAGTCACCAGCATGAATAGATACTCGAGTACCGGTACCTGTAGCTGGATTAGCAACAGTATTTGTAGATTGTACTGTAAGAGTTTCACCACCACCAGATAGTGTATCACCTGCGGATATTCTAATAGGAGTTAATCCACTAGTTCCACCTGATGTACTTACATATTTAACATAAATTGTAGCTGGTTCTGAATCAGATACTCTTGCAATTGATTCGAGCACTTCTACAATAATAGAGTTAGATGCTGAAGTAAATTGTATACCATTAATATCGGCAGTAGGTAATTCACCAGTTAATTTAATAAACTCATATGAATTATTAATAGTAGTACCACCTGGATTAACAGCTGCACCTTCTCTAAATAAATGTCTACCCATCCGAGAAATCTCAGACTGAGTAATAGTTTGTAGTTGCGTTAATTCACGGGCTTGTAGGGCACGTCCGTTGTTAAAGAGTATTCTATGATAGTTGTCACTATCAGCGAAGTCATCTTTATATGTTGACGCAAAAATGTCTTTTGTAAAATCTATTGCCATGTTTTCCTACACCGATTATAATTGAATAACGATTTTAATATCTTCTGTTTGTTCTGCAACTCTAGTTACTGCAGCTCTATTATCTATATAGAGAATATCACCAGTTAGTGAGTTAAACTCTCCTGAACTATCAGTAGCAATAACTCCAGTACCAGAACCATCTGTTTCTGATATTGATTCACCTGCACTAAATGAACCAAAGCCTGTTGCTTCGTTTTGATGATAATATAAGTTGTCTGAATCTATCTTATCTATATAAGCTTGAGAGCCACTTGCATTTGCAATAGTTTTGTCTGCACTAAATGCTGCACCAATACTTGATAGATTAATTTTATTTAATGCATTACCAGTAGCATCTGTTAATTTGGCACTTGAGTATGTGAGAGGATTCTTAATAAGAGCAACTTGACGGAAATCATTTCCTATCACAAAGTCACCTGATTCAGAACCATCTGGTTTTGCATTGAACATAATTGCTCTTGCTCTAAGATCATCTCTTGGATCTGCTCCGACACCAGCTTTAGTACCAAAGATAGGTCTTACTGTTGCACCAGTTCCCCCACCACCTACTAATGTAACATCAGCATAGCTATAGCCAGAACCGAATACTAATGTTCCGCTTGAGTCTCTAGCATCAACTTTAGATATAGCTCCACCAGATACTGTTACATCTGCTTTTGCTAATGTTCCGTTACCTGAGATAGTAGCTGTTGGTGTTGATGTATAACCAGTTCCTCCAGCTGTTACTGTATATCCAATAATCTCTCCAGCTACTGCTGCATCTTGTATTCCCTTTTGTTCAACAATAGAAGCTAGTGAATCAGAATCAGTTGTTTCAATAAAAGTAACTGGAAGAAAGTTAGATGATAAGAACTTAGCTGCTGTTAAAGCACCGATAGAGTATAAGAATTTCCATACATATCCGTCCGCTGTTTTAAATGCATTACCGCTAGTCCCTGTTGGCTTAACAGTGGAGTTAACCGCATTTCCCGCCGCATTTCTACCTTGCTGTAAACAAATATATAAGTGATTCTCATCAGTAAAAACATAATAAGAAGTTGCTGGATGTCCTTCTATATTATCATTATAAGATGAATATATTGCACCAGATGACCAATCAGTTCTTGGTACAACTAAAGATTTATCTGCAATAGCTTTTACAGATTGTAGACTCAATCCTAAGTTTCGTTCATCACGTAAACTATTCTTAGGGGTAGGAGCAGCATCAGTTGCGTTCCATGCTTCCGATTTACCAATGCCAATAAAGTAATTATTATCCGCACTATCTACATCATCAATGATGCTTAGTAGCATTTGTTTTTTGAGTTTATCTGTTATAATAGCTGTCATTTTCTATGTCCTTAAGAAGCAACTGTTTTAGAGGCTAAGTGCCAGTTTGCACCATCCCACATCATGAAACCAGCTTCATGTGCCGCAAATGCTACTGTTGATGGGTTACCTGTGCCTACTAAGCTTGTTACTGTTACTGTAGCAGTACCGGTTCCTCTATTTACAAAGTATTTAGTCTCACCAGTAATAGTTCCATCTGCCATTGTAATAGCAAGAGCTGATGAAGCATTAAAGATTGTGAGAGGAATTGTTAAGTCTACAGCGCCGTCACCCGTCATAAAGTGTTCACGATGTACAACTTTGTTATTAATATTAATAGCACCTGTACCTTTAGAGCCAAGTGTAAGACTTACATTAGTATCATCTCCGTCAGCTGTAATAGATGGAGCATTACCAGTTGCAGCATTGGCTAATAATACTTGGTTTACTGCACTAGCAGTTGCTGTTACTTTAATTAATTCAGCACCGTTAGTATCATTAATACTAGTACCAATTTTACCAGTATTGATAAGAGGCGATGTTAATGTTTTATTAGTTAATGTTTGTGTATGTGCTTGGAATACAAATGTATCACCACCTGCTAACAAAGGTAATGTAACAGTTCTATTTGCAGATAATTCACTTACACCAAATATATATTTATGATCAGCTGATGTATCATTAATCTGTGGTGATGTAAAAATAGGTGATGTAAATGTTTTATTAGTAATAGTCTGAGTTGCAGTATTAGATATTATCTCAGTACCAGCTGTAGGTAATGCTAATGTTACATCAGCGGATGGGTTACCAGCTGTTAATGTTGTTTCATGATCATCAACACTAGTACCTTCAAAGACAACACCCTGATCTGTAAAACTAATACCAGCACTTAACTCACCAGAGTCACCACCGAGCACTTGGTACAGCTCAGCAAAGTTTTGGTTAATCTTTAAACCAGCAACACGTAATGTATCACCAGTTCCGTCATTAGCGGCTGTGCCTCGGGCTATATCTTGTCTTGCCATTTTAATCTCTATCCAAATCTATTATCTTTATTTATAAGGGTTAGGCTGAGTCTGAGTCATACCAAATGTAATTAACTTCGTCGAATGTATCTAATTCTGTAGACATTCTTGGTGCATATGGATCACCAATTGCTGAATCTTCATCGAATGTTGGTGAGTTAGTACCAACCCATTCTTCGATAGTATCGTAGTTTCTACCAATCTCTTCAATTGTATAGTTAGTATATTCTTCAACTTGTGTATTAACATTTACACGTACTTCACTATCTAAGAATACACCACGTGGTCTGAGTCCAGTAATATCTAACTGAGCAGTAATACTTGTTGTAGCAACACCTTCAAATACTGGATTCAAGTTATCAGCAAGTATTGCATCAGGCATAACTAAAAGATCATTAACATTCTCACTTACTATCTGAACTTCTCCACCAATGTACATACCCGCTGGGTGTACAAATAGTTTATATGCTTCTTTCCATTCACTAATAGGAATAGGTGCTTTAACCAATAGAGCATACTTCTGATATAGTTTATCATCAATAAGATACTTGAGTGACTCTGGTCCTATAAGTGATGTAGTTTCACCTATGTTAAAAATGTTTTCTTTTGTATATACAACATCTGGAGAGATACTAAAGAATGATCTAAAGAATTGTTCAATAGAAAAGAGTGTACCCTTTGATCTATATAGTGTGTTAGAATACTTAGCAGCTGATCTTTTATTCTGAAAGCCTTCAAAGTATTGTTGACCTAAGAGTAACTCATCTTCTATAAAAGAAAGATTTGAAAGATCAGTTGCTGTAATGTCTCTATTTAAAAATAAATCGTGTATTAGTCTTGAAGGAGCTTCACTACTATTATCCCACTCATAGTAAGCTTCAAGAAAGCTAACAAGCTTAGGATACTCTTCAAGAAAATATGCAGGTAGAACCTCACGTACAGAATGATAATCATGTACTGATAGATTACGTCTGTTATTATCTTTTAATGTTTTATCTTGTGACATATATTTCTAAGTGGTTGTAACCACAACTCCAGTAGCAAAAGATGGACCGCTATCATATTCAAGGATATCATTTCTAATTGGACTAATAGCCGATTGGTTAGCTGGAACAGCACTTACTTTAATAAATGCATCACCACCTATAATAGATTGTAGTCTTAATCCAATAATACTTATAACACCAGTTGCTGAGTTATATGATCCGATGTTATCAGCTTCCACTGATTGTTCACCAAGTGTAACAACTTCGAGTTTATTAGAACTTAGTTTATTTCTGATGATACAAGTTTTACCATTAAACTGGAATGGTGTTGTTTTAATAATATAGTTTACATCATCTGGTTCAGCAAGTCCGACTGGATACCTTAGAGTATGATCTTGAAGTAAATCTGTTGTAGGAGTAAACCTACGCTGGACTTTAATATTAGCACGTGATGATAGAACCGATGTATTAACTTCATCTACATTATTTAATAGATTTGATCTACGGAATGATTGGTTAAATTTACCAATATTAGTAGTAAAGTAATTATTAATTTCTGTTTGTACATTATCTTGTACAGTATTAAGAGATAGTGAACCAAGTTTAGGATTAAACTGGAAGAATATTTCTGTCTCAATAAATGTGGTAACAGGATCTTCAAACTTAATATCAAAGCCAACAACCGATAACTGTTTAGATAGATCAGTAATAGCATCCTTAGTAGTTGCAATAGTATCTGCTGTTACATCTGAATTGAAAACAATAGATAAGAAAACAACTCCAAATTCTGGTAAGAGTGCTTCCTCACCACCAAATGCTTGTATATCTTTAATCAGTGTACCAAAGTTAGATAGAACTAATGTAGAGTAATCAACTGCAGTAACCATTCTATTCTGTGTAGCATATTGGAATGGAGCATTCTTACGAATAGAAGCCATTGTTTCTTCTTCAGCACCACCAATGGAATTAATCACAGTAACTGGTGTTACATTATAGTCTTCACCTAATATAGAGATTTTAGAGTTTGCTGTAAATGAACTAGCTCCGTTAGCAACAGAACCATTCACTTTTAAATACTCTATAACAATTTTATTACCAGCTTCTGGTGCTGTACCGAGTGTAATACCATCTCCGAATGTTATCTCATAGAAACCATTTGGTGCTTCTTTCATAATATATAATCGAGTGTTAGCATTAATTGTAGTTGATTTACTGATGTTAATATATGAAGTAAATGCTGTATCACTTGCTGATTGATATACTTTAACAACCGCAGTTTCCATATCTATGTCTTTATCAGGGATAACATATACATCATCTACACTATCTGGTCCGACAAAGAATGTTTTTGTTTTAGCAACACCTTCTTTGATTCCAATGTTAGCTGAACCAGATGGAGTTAAGTATGAATAGTATCCGTAACCATTATCTGTAGCATTTACTGTCTCTGTAGTCTGAAACGTATATGTTACATCATCTACTGAAGCAGTAAACTTAGTACCACTAGCCAAAGATAGTGTTGAAGGTCTACCTGATAAATCACCAGTATTAGTTGATAGTGTTACAGTACCCATTGAAGCAGTCTTAGATTTTGGAATATAACCAATACCTTCTGCTAATGATACTAGTGAACTTCTTAATTGTGCTGTAGAAAGATATGATTCATTCAAAGCAAAGTTAGCAATCAATCCATTATAGTGTGTGTTTACAGCAAGAACATCAAGAATATTTGATAAACCAGATGCTTCAAAGTTGTAGTCAGCAAACTCACTCTTAGCTGCAAGTGCTGTTTTTAGATTGTTCTTGATTGTATTGAAGTCAAGTTCTGTTGATTTAATTGTTGTAGCCATATTATCTTAACCTCGAAACGATGGTATTGAGTGTAACTGTTTCTTCCGTACTTACTACCTTAAAGGTAACTGTTACAGAAAGTGAATTATTATCTGGTTGTAAATTTACATCTACGTTTAATACTTCGGCACGTGGCTCATAAACATAGATAGCATTTCTAATATTTTGTTTTACGATGCGTGATGTTCTATTATCAGCTAGTTCAAAGAATAAAGATGTTAAGTCTGCACCAAAGTCTGACTCGAATGGTTTCTCTAATCTACCAGTTGCAACTATATTCTTTACTGATTGTTTTACAGCAGCTGCATCTTTTTTCTTATATACATCACCACTCGGACGCTTTGCAAATGATAAGTCTATATCTAAATAGTTGCGCTTACGAGATGTAACCACACTAGACGTATTTAGATCCTTATCCTCTATTGAAAGTATTCGAGCCATTCTTTATCCTTAAACCTATTGCTTTTATTTATAAGAGTTTTATCGAGGACTAAAGGTAGTATTAGCAGGATTTGGTTCTAATTCTACTAAACTATCCGTTGATTGTAAACCATTATTAAATTTAGTCTGTACTAATCTTTTAAATGTAACTGCTTCTGGTTTAGTCACTATTGGTGTTTCAATAATGATCTGAACATTCATAGAACCATCAGGATTAAATGTATCATAGTCTAATGTAAGTTTATCAAATAAACCTATCTCTGCTATATCACAAGCTAAATCAAATGTTACTTCTGGATCCATCTTACCATCTGGACCATATAGTTCATATACTACAGCTCTACCTTTGTTTCTTAGATCAAGTAGACCATCTGTTGTAAGTATCTCTGTTTGAAGACCAGCGGCACCACCTTTACCATATAGTTCTTTAGCATAGAAACCTTCTACAGCTTTAAGTTTATAATCAGAAAACTTACCAGATGTACCCATAGCATGTTTAGTAATATGAGTCTGAACAAGATAGTTCTTAGCAATCTGTTTCTTATCAGCTAACGATAGTGATTTAAAAGAACCAGCATCATTAGCACCAATAAATCTTGCCATGGTTATTGGTTTATTTAATACAGTATTAGAAGTAATATCAGTTAAAGCATTTATTTCACCAAACTTCTGATCAGTAAGTGAGAATATTTTCTTCTTACTATCTACAATAAATGTCTTAGTTGCTCTCTCAATACCAGCATTACCTAATTTAGATGTTCCTCTTTGTGCAGTACCACTAGCTTTTCTTACTCTACCATATCCACCTGGTGGTGTTGTAGAAGTGTACTGTTCATTTAGTTTACCTGCTCCTAATTGAATAGCAGCAAAGTCTACATCATTAAGATATGAAGGATCCCTTAACTTTGATCTCACATCAACAGTATCTAATGCTCTGATTCTTAATGAGTTATATAAGAAGTTATCCACATCAACCTTAACAGTCTTTACACCTATTTCTGATTTAGTAAGAACATCTGATAGAACACCAGATGCAGCAGTGTATACAGGTGGCTGTGCTGTATCATCTGCAGTAAATCCTTGAGCAGAACCTGTATTACCAGCTGAGCCTGGGTCAGTATCTGGATCCGAATAGTTCTGAGAATTCGTTACATCTGCTGTAATAGATCGAACTGCAGTACCTTGTAAATCTCCCCAGAATGCAGGTGCTGTTACACCTTCACTAAAGTGTGCTCCTTGACCATGATGTCTTACTTCTACACCACCGAATGTACCAGTATCAGCCCATATATATGCTTCAAGTGCTTGTATGTTCATCTTAGGTGATGAT